TTACGTCCACTAAAACTACATCTTGATCATCTGATTTTTTAGAATCACTTAATAAAAAGCCTTGTATACCTGCACCAATACCCACAATAGTATCTGGATTTATTTTACTATTAATATTTATTTTCTCTCCGAATATTCCTTTACATATATCTACAAATAACGGTATTCTAGTCGTACCACCTACAAAAATAATCTCATCTATAGTTTTATTTTCCGTCACCTTTATTACATCACCCCTTATTTTATCAAAAAAATTTTTGTTTATATAATAAAATTTTGAACGAGAAATTACTATTGAAAAATCATGCTCGTCTACAACATTTTCTATAAACATCAAATCCCTTTCATTGAAGCTTAATCGCCTTTTTAAATTATCACACATATTCCATATTTTTGATAATTTTAATGTATTTGGATAGTCGTTATATTTTAAATAAATCTCATTTAACACGTAATTATATAAATTATCCGTTAAATCATTACCACCTAAATTATTATCACCATAAATATTAACAACTTCAAACAAATTCTCACCAAAATCAGCATTAATAATACTATAATCCGTCGTTCCACCCCCACAATCTACAACTAATATATTACGTGTTTCTAAACACTTATTTAAAAGTTGCCAACAATATGCCAATATAGCAGACGTTGGTTCATTTATTATACGAATTACATTTAAATTTGCTAACTCACAACACGTTTTTATTTTGTTTCTTTGTATATTTGAAAAATATGCCGGTACAGTTATTACAATATCTTTAACTACTTCATTAGTAAAATTCTCTGATATATTTTTTAAATAATTTAAATATAATACCACAATTTCATTAATTGTAAACTTCTGTAAATTATTATTATACATTATTTCTATACCAGTTCCTTCTATATCAGTTTTATCTATATCAGTTCCTTCTGACGGTGACCCTATCAAACCCTTTATATTTTTAATAACTGTTACATCTTTATTTGATGTTAAATCATACGCAGAATTAGAGTAAAGTATCTCATCTGAATATTTATTAAACGCTATACATGTAGGATATATCTCATTACCATATTCATTTGTAATTACCCGGTTTTCCTTTCCGCTAAAATATGAACAACAACTATTTGATGTTCCAAAATCAATACCTAATATCATTATTTGTTCTAAAAGAAAACTTATTTTTAAACCAAACCATTAATTTAAAATAAATGAATTAAAACTTAATTTTATATATACAATATATATAAAATGAATTATTACGATGAATACAGCGAATACGACGAATACTTGAAATATGAAGATATTATTAAACAAAAAAATAATAAAAGTAAACAAAAAAAAGTATCTTGTTATAGTTCAAAACATGTTAGAATTCAACAATCAAAAAAATTAAAACGCTAAGTTATAATAATATATTATGTCTTTGTAATTCACAATTATTTTCTAATAATTCATCTTTATTTTCTATTTCTTCTTTAATAATCTTATTATAAATATTTTCTAACTTTACATAATAATTTCTAATTTCCTTACCCTTATCTGTTTTTGCTATCATACATAAATTCTTAAATGTATCTATATTTAACATAATTTGTTCATTTAAAAATCCTCATATTTCTCGTTTCTCCGTTGGGAGAAATGAGCTTTTATAATCTTCATCCTTAATAAAATTATTTTCAAGTGTTCTTTTTGCATTACCTTTTGTTTGCAAATCCTACTAATTTTACTAATGTTTCTAAATTAATTGGAAAATCATTTGTTGGGTGATAATTCATATAAACATATAAAGTATCTTGTTATAGTTCAAAACATATAAGAATTCAACAATCAAAAAAATTAAAACGCTAAGTTATAATTCTTTAAAACACCAGACAAAATATTTTTTAAAATTTAAATTATATATGTTTTTCATTCTTTAATATTTTAACATATTCTTCACGTAATTTTATCATTTCATCATTTAATTTAACATTTATTGTATCTATGTATTTTAAAGCAATTAATATCTGAGGATATTTGTAAATACAATAATATTTAATATTTTCTAAAAATATCAATGAATTTTTACCATAAAATGATATAGCATAATTATCAATAATATTTTTATTGTTATAAAGTTTTGAAATTTCTTGTAAAATAACAATATCTGATTTTTGAGTTATTTTAACTCTTAATGTTTTATCATAAATACCTATAGAACCTTCAGCATCAAATAAACCTGCTATATAAGGTATAGATAATCTTTTATACGGTTTGTTTGTACTATTAATCTTTAATTTTTTAAGATTCAAATAAATCTGTTCTTTTTCTTCATTTTTATTTCTAACATTAATTAATTCAAAAAATTTATTTGCCTCAACTAATTGTTCATATTTTAAAATTGAATATATTAACAAATCTTGAATTAAAGGTTTAATTTGAATTCCAGAAGCACGTAATTCATATTCTTTTCTTGAATTATATCTTCTTTTATATCCTGATTTTTTTAAAAACGGATAATAATTTTTTATAGTATCTATCCAATTTTCATTTGACTGACTAAATTTTATTCTTAAAGTATAGCCATCTTTTATTTTTTCTACAGCTATACATCCGTCTCCATCAAAAAACCCACACAAATATTTTTTAAAATCTTCTGTAATTTCCATATTGTTTTTATTTAATTTTTTAAATAAAATTCAATTTATATAATAAAGTTACTTATTTAATTGGAATAAGCCAATCCACCCATCGTTAATACCTATCTTTTCAAAATAGGACTAGACTATATCTTAAGCTAATTATTAAGCCCATTACCATTTAGTCGTTGAACCTTTACCCGCGAAATAATTCGGTAGGGTACTTGGATGCGGATTGTCCAATCCTTCACATTTTTACCATTGGGTTCGGTTATTAACCGAGTTCCTCTTAAATGTTTCCAAATAAAAGTGGTAGTGAAGGCTCTAAGGAGATCCCCGCAATTTGATAATGTCGCAAGTCAATAACAAGAAATTAATTTTGTTATTAATTCACTAGCAAATTCTTTTAAAAATTTACTATTGCCGGCGTTAGGTGATTGTTCACCGGCCATGACACGTAGAACGTTGTAGTTAACAGCATACACGTGTAAGCTTCCAGCAGCTGATAAAGTAAGCTGGAGAGTGGCATTGTCAATTCGGGACATATTAACCGTCCCGCTTGGTTGATGAGCCTCTGGATTTAAAGCAAATGAATACACGTAAATTCCAACAGATGGAATACGAGTATGATGTTGATAAGGCTGTACTAAGTTGAAGTATGATCCTGGACGAGTAGAGAATCTATCTTGTCCATTAAGTTGGAGTTTAGCATCAGTAACTGTATCAGCATCAGAATCTGTAAAATCAGATGGTTGAGTTCCTCCAAGATGATGAACCCATACAAGTTCTTTACAAGGATGATTAAGAGCAAGTTTGCTCTTATAAGCTCCAGCACCGCTTACAGTTTCAGCTCCAGTAAACTGCAATTGTTCAATTAAATATTCATGTTGAACCTGTGCGAATTGACGACGTTCATCTGTATCAAGATAAATATAATCAACGTATAAAGATGCACCTAAACTGGGAGTTCCAGAAATAGATCCGTTTGTCACAGTAGCAAGAGTGGCAAACTGGAGATTGAATTTCACTTCATGATATTGGAGTGCGATTAAAGGCAAGGCAAGTCCTGGGTTTCTACAGAACCAAAATTGTAAAGGAACATACAAAGTAGTAGCATCAACAGTTGATGCAGCAGTAGTACGTTCTGAGTCATTACCGATCATGACATTATACCCAGCTTCCTTTTCAGCAGTCTGAGTTAATTCATTCCAAATCTGGAGCCAAGTACCATAATGTTGGTCAATAGTCTGACCACCAATTTCAATGGTAACATTGTCAATCAAATGATGTCCAACATGATCAACCCATTCAACATTTCCTGATGAAGCAGTCAATGCTGGTAGATCCACTTGAAGATAAACTTTGTGGATTAAATCACCGTTTCTTGAAACAGTGCAAGAAACTTTGCGTCCAAAATCAACTGAACCGTTAAAGGTTTGTTCAATTGATTCAATTGCAAAGTTAGTATGTCTTCTATAGACAACTTTGAAAACGTTTATACCCCACTTTTCAGTGAATTTTATTCTGTATTTAATATTTACAGAAAGGGACTAGACTATATCTTAAGCAAAATTATTATTTTACCCATTATCATTTAGTCGTTGAACCTTCTTCTTTATATGAATTTAAATAATTTAAAGCAAATTTATATTTTTCTTCATCAGTAAACTTTTTTGAAGTAAAATGTTTATTAGGAAGTACTGGGTGATTAGTTACTGCATATCCACCATAAGAATACATTTCTGGACGAGCTTTTATACATACTAGATACATTGGTAAAAATGTCTTTTTATGAGAAATAGATAATGCTTGTTTATGCTCTATCGATAATGTCTTACCAAAAAAATGATGATTTTCACCACTTTTTTTTTCTTTCATTATTTCCTTAAACTTATCGCTTCTAGGTTTTCCATAATTTGGATTCTTACAACCTAGTTTTGATTGTCTCATTCTTTCTTTACTAATATCTGAATGTTTTCCAGCACTTCCTCCTGAACGTATATTGTAACCCTTAGGTTCAATACAATCATATTTTTTTATAAAATCAGTTTCATATTCGTTCAACAAATTATCGTCACATATTAAAAGTATTTCCGTAATAAAATTTTCGGGACCATATTTTTTTAATGCTTTTTCAATAATTGTTCCACCACTAGTACCAGAACAATGTTCTTTAAACCTTTTTTCAAAAGTCCTTGATGTTTGTCCAATATAAACTTTACCAGATGGAGAAACTAATTTGTATATACATCCCATTTTATTTTTAAAAATTTAAATCTTTAAATTCATTTTAAGAAGCTTGGCTGCGGATTATCCATTGTAATATCTTAAAAATTCTTACTATACCCGAGTTTTTATCTCGGCCAGTAATATATTTCTATATTACCTTAGTATTTTAAGCTTTAGGATGTTCCCGCAATTTGATAATGTCGCAAATCTAATATTAGATTTACTAGTAGCTGAATTATTAGTCAAGGGATAAAAACAAAATTGTTATTTACAATGACTAATATAGGAATTACAACAGATTTTTATATAACATATCCTAATAGTTATATCTGGCTACTTTTCTACACAATTTCATGTAATTTGAGGATTTCCTGTACATTTCCTCTACCTTATTTTTCAATAAGGATTAGACTATATCTTATGAAAATATATTTATCTTTAAATTTGCAAAATCTAAAGTTAATATATCTCCCGAAAACCATTTAGTCGTTGAACCTTTTTCTTTATTTTAAAGAAACTTGGCTGCTGATTACCCATTGTAATATCTTATTAATTTTCACTATACCCAAGTTTTTCTCTTGGCCAATTTAATTTTACAATTAAATCTTAGTATAATAAGCTTTAGAGCTTTCCAGCAATTTGATCTTCTCACCAAATATTATAAAATATTTGATTAACGCTAGTGATTCGAAAAAATATTTCGAGGTCACAAAGAGGTTTACGAATATCTTATTGTTTCAATATTCCTCTGCATTTTTCTACCCTACAGGCTTTTAAGGTAAATATCCTGAGCACCATCGGTCAATCTTATTTATCTCTAAATAAGCCGGACTATATCTTAAGTAAATAATATAATTATTTACCCATCTCCATTTAGTCTCTGAAGGTCTTTCTTTTAATTAAGAAATTTCCTTGCGGATTATCCAATCTTTAACGTTTTTACCATTGTGTACGGTCATTATCCGTGTTCTTTTATTTTGTTACCAAAATAAAATGGTAGTTAAAGCTTAAGGAGTTTCCCGCAATTTGAAGATGTCGCAAATTAATTAATAACTAATTAATCTACTAGCCAGTTATATAAATGGAAATATTATTTTCCATTCTGTATTTTATACTATTTTCCTTTATCAGTAAATACAGAACTGTTAAAGTAGCTGACTATTTCGCTCTATAGTGTTAAAGCGACTAATTGCATGAGACCACCACCCATTGTTTAATTGTTTTTATACTATACTAAAAGAAAAAAAATTTCTAAAATTAACTTAATAATTAAACACACAATTCTAAACAAATAATAGTTAAGTTTTATAATAATTCACCACCATTATTATAAAAACAATTACAAAAAAAAATAAAACGTAACCATAATTAAATCTTCATTAAAATCAATTATCTCATTACGATCTAATTCTGTTCTCTCAATTATCTCATTACGATCTAATTCTGTTCTCTCAATTATCTCATTATAATTTATTCTGTATAAAGATATAATATCACTAACATTCGATACATTATCTGTTTTCACTATTTTTCTATTATTTATCTTGCTAGATAATAAAAACCTTTCTAATCCATCTATATTATTACCAAAATTATATAAATTCTTTAAAAAATATACACATTTATTATTAACATTTGCAAACAATTTGTAATTAAATTTCGTATTATTATTATATATTTTCATAAATGTTATATTTAAAATACCAGAATCTCCATTCGCTATACATCTTTTAATGTAAAAGATCACGTGTATATAAAATAACTTATTTACATCATCTATATCATCTATATTATTAATTTCTAAATTAACAAAATACTCGTTTATCTTTTCATCTATTTTACATTTATATACATTATAACAATATCTATTAACACTCTTTAATCTTAATATATCAAATAAATCCAAATATTCACCTATATTATATAAAATCTCAACTGGATACCTCAATAAATTCATTAAAATATCTTTGTTTAAAAAAAAATAAAATAAACGTCTTGATTACTCCCTTTTAATTTATTGTTTTAATAACCAATCTAAAAACCCACCTTTAATACTCATTTTCATTATTAATGAACTCGACTTATTCACTTTTTCCCATGAATGTTCTTGTTCTTCTTCGTCTTTATCTTTTTTAATTGCTATAGTTTTTTTAGTTGCTATAGTTTCTTTAGTTGCTATAATTTCTTTAGTTGATATAGTTTTTTTAGTTGCTATAGTTTTTTTAACTATATGTTGTTTCATCTTTTCATTCCTTTTATGATTATTTTCTTTACAATTAATAATATCTTGTAACTCCTTATTTCTATCTACAATTTTTCTATTAATCTTATTATATATATAATTATTCACATCTTTTATATTATATCTTTTTGTATAATCTACCATTAACATATTTAATAATAACTCTTTAAAATCATCACTTAAAGACACTTTCCTCCTTATCTTTTTATCCATTATATCTTGTATATTCTTATATTTATAAAATCTTTCCAAATCATCTATCGTCTTAATATTCGAAAATGGCAATATATTAAATATTAATTCATATATACAAATACCATAACTCCATATATCTATTCTTTTATCATAAAAAAATGTCGACTGTAAATTACTACTATCATTATATAATGTTATATTCTCCATTTTACTTATATTTAATATAATCTCTGGTGCCATATAATATGGCGTTCCACATAATTTATAATATTTTTTAATCATAACATCATGTATATC